GACAACTATTAAATCCTGCTCCTTGAGGGAATCCACCAACAATATACCAAGTTTGGAATATTCCTGATTGTGTTTCATTCATATAGTAACCAGTACCGACAGGTATAGTCAATAACGGGTCAGCATAAACTTGTTGTGTGGTTGTCAAACAAGCCCAACAAGTTGATGGTGAACAACCAGCGCAGTTACCCAAATCCTCAGCGTAAACATAGAAGTATGGACCGATACCACATGCAACTTCTTGCGTTGAACCACTACTTACCAAGAACGAAAGTACAGGTACAGGACTCACACTCGGAGTCGGTGTCATTGTATTCGTTGGTGTGTTGGTCGGTGTCTCAGTGTTAGTCGGAGTCATTGTAGGGGTACTAGTATTAGTCGGGGTCATTGACGGGGTGACAGGTATAGTAGGCGTTGGCGAAGGAGTAGAAGTAGGCGTTGGCTCAGGTACCCTATCACAATCTGACCATAATAATACATCATTCACCCAAAGAGAAGTTGTTCCACTCCAAGTACAATCGATAGGTGGTGGAGTGATGGATGGTGTGGGTGTATTTGTTTGAGTGGGAGTTTGCGTCGGTGTTTCAGTGGAGGTTGGTGTCGAAGTAGATGTATGTGTCGGAGTATTGGTTTGAGTTGGAGTGTGACTCGGAGTCTGTGTTGGTGTCTTAGTTTGCGTGGGCGTTTGAGTACGAGTTGCTGTTTGTGAAGGAGTATTCGACGGGGTTGAAGTCGGAGTGGCAGGTGGAGGTGTGGGTGTCGGAGAAGCGGTATTGGTGGGTGTGATAAAAGTTTGTGAATAGTAAATTACGTTCGGTTGATTCAAACTCGTGTTACCCGTGTAAGTAATCTCATCTTGACCCTTGTAAATAAACGCTAATTCATTGAATACAATGTTCGTGGCTTGATTCGGGTCTAAAGAAAAACTATTCGAGGGTTGTTCCCATATGGTCAACCAATACTGATTTTCGTTTGTCAAATAGATGTTACAATCTGTACCCGCACTAGCAACAAAAGATTGAGGGATTGACCTTAGTGTACTAAATTCAAATACCTGATATTTGTTTGCATAGTTACTCGGAATGGTATTAGTGATATTTTTTGGGATGAAATACACATAATCTCTACCTTGAGAATTTTGTAATTTCCAAAGATAGTTTGGATTTGATAAACTTGACCAAATGTTGACACCGAGCCAAACTTGATTCACACTATTGTTATTGAAGTATACCATTTCTTATAAATAGATTATTGACAACTTGAAATTAAATACGTCAATATACGTTATAGTAGTTATTGATGTTATTTTGAATACCCGTTTGATTAGATAACTGACTATTATCCCACAAAATATACTCTTGATGTAAGGATTGATTATATCGGGTTCCACTTCTAGCAAAAGAAGTCAATTGTACACCAGCACCCGTGTAAGAAACACTCCCTAAAGAAATATTATTTCTAGTTAGAGACCAAGAATTTCCTGAAAAATGGGAGAAAAATAAAAAGTCACCTGTACTTGTACCACCAGCAATTGAAGCTCCTGCAGCAGTTCCAGGTCTGAAATAAATATTGTTATCAGTAAACCAATATGTGAGGAATGCTTGTGCATTGAATGCATTCCCTAATCCTATGGAATGTGTAGAAGCAGTACCTCTTTCATAAACTAAAGCTTCGGTTAGTATAGTCGTTGCAGTCAGGTTTGTTGTTATCGTGAGATAATCATCTATTCCATCGAAGAATATTGCTGGTTTTGTATTCACCGCAACTTGTATGGTACCACCACTTACAATTCTCGGTTGAGTGGAATCTATGATTCGAGTCAAATCGTTCCCGTTTCCACTTTGGTCGTACCACTTGGTAATGAATGCATTATTCAAACCTACAAAACTTGTGATTGCTGAAGTATCTAAATTTTCTCCAACGAAACCAATATCTTGAGTTGCGTTATCATTTGAACGACGTATCTGAATAGCATTTGTCTGACTCGCACGTAATTTACGTAATGAATATGCGACCTTAGCAGACCCATAGATATCGAGGAGGTAACTTATTGTACTTGGTGTCGGAGTGAAGGTGGGTGTCGGGGTTATCGTTGGTGTTTGAGTCTGCGTAACATTTGGAGTGGGAGTCGGACTCGGAACTTCCAACACTACTGCGGGCACAATACCACCAAAATTATATTGTTCCTCATTGTCAACATAGTCGACTATCAAACTTTTGAATGTACGTTGGTAGTTTTTCATATTAACAATCATTCCTTGTTGTTATTTGTCCTGTACCGAACGTTAATCCGAACCATCTTGCAGGTGTGAAATAATATTCAAAAACATCAGCATAATAACCATCAGGTGCGGGTATTGTCATTGCGGGGTCTAAGTATAAAAATTCACCTACCGTCGGTCCATAGGAGTTGAATGATGGAGAATAGAAATTGAACAACGTAGTACTCGAACATGCATCATTACTTGTTGCCCCACTAGTTAATTCGTATTCCCAATATGCTCTTGTAGGGGTAATTGTATGTGTTGGGGTATATGTTGGAGTACAGGTATTTGTCGGAGTTATTGTTGGGGTCATAGTCTGACTCGGACTTGGAGTAGGAGTTGGTTGTGGAGTCACTGGTAAAGTACTCGAAACCACAGGATACTTAGGTACAAACCCACCATAATTGTAAACGAACTCTCCCTGAAAATAGGTTTCTTCTAAACTTCTGTAAGTTGGATTATACACCATTTATTATTCGTTCGTGTAGTTGTTTAATCAAAGAGTTGACATCAATATCTCCCTTCTCACCAAAGTCAAATTTGCGTCTTAATATAAATAGTTCAGCCCTGTAGAAATCTACCCATATGCTCACAACAGAATTATACAAATCGACCTCCAAAGTAGTCAATTTATATTTGTCAATCAATACATACAGATTGTCCTTACGAATCTTGAGTTCAATATTTTTTTCGAGCATAAAAAAAGGGGGGTCTTACCCCCCCATAAAGTTAGATACTTTTTATTCTCTATCAATAGCGATGTTGCTGTTTGCAGCCAACCAAGCCGTTAAGGTGGTCGTTACATCGATTTCAGGAACACTGATAACGTTTGACGAAGTCAAAGTCAAAGTGTAGAGTTGAGAATCACCAGGGAGTGAACCTGATGCAATGGTTGCAGATTCAATGTACATACCGAGTGGTGAAGCGAGGAAGTATTTTCCTGTCTTCAATTTGACCACAAAGTAAGATTGAGTATTTTGTACAATTTCTTGATACAAATTAGTACCATCTTGGTAGATTCCAGGGATGGTGAAGATGAGTTGAGTTTGGTAGTCAAAACCTAAACTCTCCAAATTGACAGCTACACTTTCGTTAAGAGCTGCACTTGAATTTCTCACGACATCAATTTTCTTGAATTCACAACCAGCATTTGCTGTTAAGCCTGTGATTTCACTTACTGAATTGAAAGTGATTGCAGTGATTTCAGCAGTTGTGCCTGTAGTAGTCAAGACCCATATTGAATCTAAACCTGGTATATTATTTACACACGAATTTAATGTTAATCCGTTTGTGATTACGCAGTTAGAACCCATATCTTAGATTTATTATTAATTTAATTTATGGTTATTTCGCAAGTACTACTTGTGAACCGAATGCTACAGCTGCACCGAGTTTAGCTGCAAGTTTAATTCTCTGCTGTTGGAAGTCTTGTGAGTACCAAGCGATGGGGTTTTGGAAATCCGATAAAAGGTCAGTTCCGTACATAAAGTTCTCAGGGTTAGTAAGAACCGCTTTACCTACACCATTTGCTGTGTTTCCAAGTTCAGTAGAGATTGCAATCACGTTAGTGAAAGGAATACGTACAGCCATCATTCCTGCAACATAATCGTCAGGATTGTAGTGGAACAAGTTTTGGTCTCTCATCGCAAGCTGAAGAGCTTGGAAGTCTGAGTGGTTGAGAGCCATAATTGTAGTTACTGGTTTCAATGGGTCAGGTAGAGAATCGATGTAAGAGTTAGTAACCGAAATTGCGTTTGCAGGGGTCAATGCTGTGTAAGTTACATCAACAACTGAACCACTCAAAGTAGCTCCTGTCAATTGCTCGATTACACCTGAACATCCGTCAACAGCTGAGGTAGCACCCCAAAACTTTCTTGACATATAAACGTTTGCTTTACGAGAGATATCATTCATAAATGCTTCTTCCATAGGTACGTTAGATTCAACATATGAACCAGGTGCCAAACGGATAGAAAGGATTGTACGATTCAACTCATCGTAACAATAGTCCTTTTGGATATTGTACTGACATACCTTCAATTCGACCTCAGAAAGGGTGATTGAACCACCACTCCAAGAACAAGAGTTGCCAGGGAAAGCGATTGTATCGATATCGCCAGTTTCAAATACAGGAATCAATTCTCCATATTTGATGTTCGGCAATACTCTGTAGTACTGAGCCTCAGTAGTATCCATTACAATCTTATGAAGGAATAAATCCGCGTTTGCATTCAAGTAATCCGACATCGCATTGGTGTCGAAACTGAAATCCATTTTCTTTAGATTTTTCATAATTTTTTGTTTGATTTAATTTTTAATAATTTTGTTTCATTGCTTTCAATACTTCATAACGGAAGTCACTGAAATTTTGTGCAACGACTTTATCTTGTTTCATAGGTTCGTGAGTAGCCTCTTTCTTGAAAGCATTGTAATCTTTCTTCAACGACTTCATCTCCTCAGTCAACATCTTTAATTCTTCTACAATGGGGGTAAGAGCTTCTACTACAGCTTCAACCACTGCAGGTGACATTACATCAGAAACCTCTTCAGGAACCTCAACGGCTACTTCCTCCATTTCTACCTCTACTTCAACTTCTCCTTCAGTTTCACGGATTTCAGTTAACTTACCTTCAGCATCGGTGATGAAGATACGTCCGTCGTTGAGTTTGTGTTCACCTGCTCCAACGATGGTAAACGTACCATCTTCATTTTTAATACTGATTGTGTCACCAACCAAGAAATCTTCTCCTTCAGATGAATTAGTGATAATCACTCCACCCTCCAAAGAAACTTCAGCAAACTTGAATTTTGAGAATTGGAAACCAACTAAGTCGGCAACCTTTTTTAACAACTCAATATTTTTCATAGTTTTGTATATTGTTTTATTTTGATTATAAATAGGTAAATAAAATGTGATTTTTATTTATCCACTTTTCTTAGTAAATCTTCGAGTAAAAAAACACGTATCGCAGCATCGAAATCTTCCTTAGACATCTGAACTCTATTCATATTTTCACTTCTGATTTTTCCACAGATTTTTGGAGCTGAACTCGCACCATATCTTTCTGTCATATCTTTAATGCATTCGTCCCAAGGATAAGGGGCGAAGTCCTCAGTCAAAGAGGCTATTGTATTGATGTGTCCATCCATAAAGGAAACATCGTGTGACATTCCGAGGAGTTCATCAACCTCGTACATCAAGTCCTTGAAGTCGTCAACCAATAGTACCGCTTGCTCTAACTCCTGTATTGTTGCTGACCCCCTCTTCATTGCTTCGTATTCGATTCTGAATACCGCATCTGCTTGTAGTGCTAGTGACCTAATCATTCCTTGTTCATCTTCGTCAGTCTCCATCGAAACAAGGTGTTTGAACAACTCTTGAGCCATAGGACAAACGAAGAAATATTCTGTCTTGTATCCGAATACATCCATCTCCATTTCCATTTGGATTTTGCTTGTTTTGATTGGTACACAATTCGGTACTTCCCGACCATTCAACATTTTTGTACCATAAGGTTCGTAACCTTCCCAACAAGTACCTTCAGGGAACTCCATATCTACTTTCTTTTTTAATAGTTCATCATCGTTGGGGTCAAGGTAATTTACCATACCTGCAGTATCTACTGAGAAACCTTGTTCCCAATACGAATAACAAACCGCTAACCTCTGCTCTTGGTCAGGAAACTCACTGACCATTTGAGAAGACCCGACACAACGAGAAACAAATTCGTCTTTACCTTCTCCTGCGGTGGGGTAAACAAAACTCTCTTTGACTTTCATAAAGTTGAATGGTACTTCTTCGAACAAACCTTCGAGGGATACCCCTGCGGTTTGATTCGACAAGATGAAGTTATCAAATAATTCTCGATTCCTAAAGTGAATTGTAGTAATCCAAGTCCCTTCGGGGAACTCTCTACCAAAAATTTCATAGGACTTATCTTTCTTTGGGTCTTCACCAACCAACCAATTCTCATAAGAGAATACATCATCCCCTGAAAAAATTTTGTCAGTATGCTCAAAATTGATAAAGTGTTTTGGTTTGAGACGACTAACCTTCAACAACATTTTTCTAATGGTGTCCTTCGACATAAACACATAGTATGGTTGTTGAGTTTCTCTGTCGTATCTATAAATTTTTTGGTCAGGTTGGAATACCACTGCTGTGATATCACCTTTATATTCATCTTGTGAGAATGCAACCATATCTTGAGTTGCTTTGTCCATCTGACCCTCTAACCAATTCATTGCTTGGTCAAAATTGCTTCTTGAAAATCCCCAAGCTGCCATCATTAAATCACCACAACCATCATCAAATCCATCTGAAGATTCCCAATCTTTTTTATGTCTCGAACCATAGGAATACATTCGAGTAATGATATCCATACTTGGAGTATAGTTTGGGTCAGCTAAATCATTAGCACGACGCTTACCTACGTCAGTACCACAATCACCCCAACCATTTTCCTCTGCATAATCTACAGCACGTTTAGCAACGTCTCTTATGTAATCAGGTAGTTTAGCAAAGGTCTCTCTAACTTTGAATGTATTGACAACCTCTGCAGTTCCTTCGAAGTATTCGGGCAATACTTCGATGGGAACGTAACCTTCACAACCCCATCCCCAATCACAAGCTTTGATTTTTACCTTTGTAATTGTTTTTGCTGATGGTTCCGCAGCAAGAGCTGCTTTACGGGTCTTATACATAAACAACCCCATATGGAAATTGATTGCGTCGTATTCATTGACTGAACTAAATGCGGCTGCAGGTCTCCTGTTAAGTTGAGAGGGGGGGACTATTTTTGCTTCTGCTTGGAATGGACGACCAGCACCTCCTACGTTATTTCCAACACCCAAAGCGGTCTGAGCTTTCAGTGGTAAACGAGCAAGTGCTTGTTGATAAGTTTCCCCCTCTTTCACAGGAAATTCAATTTGAAACCATCTGTGACGACATAGAGCACCAAAACGCTCTGTTGTTCCTTTGTACTCAAAGAAGTCAACATTAGCATTCATTCTTGCTCTCGGAATCAATTTATAAGTGTCACCATCCGCTGTTAGTGAATTAGACAAATTTACCAAGTCCTGACGAGAGAATACCCTTTGAGACGCAATCATCTTTCTACACCACTCCCTTGAAGTCCTAATAAGAGGAGCACCCATACCTGTGTCAATACCATAGATGTATCGAGTGATTACATTACCACCTTCTTGGTCACCACTCAATATGTCAAACTGACGAGGGTTAGGATTAATAGCGGGTGCGAAGTCGTGTGAGGTCAATTCAATTACTGCAGGTTTGATACGAGCACCTATCAACGCATCGGGATTTAATTCAACACCAAACTTCTCGATTACCTCAACGGCTTCACTACTGAAGTCGTGCTCCACATAACAAGAGTGGGGTTTATCCTCACTGAACACCTCAAACTGAACATTATTTGCTGGCGCTTTTACGATGGAGATGTATTGGACACCCGATAAATCGTCGTCCTCGTCTATTAATAATTCAAATACTTTAGGCATAATCTTGATGAATTATAATCTTGATAGATTGGTTATTTTTCTGTTTAATTTTTCGGTGTCCTGTATTGAATTATAAAGGACGTAGGCTTTAAGTGGAGGGCTAGTTTGATTCTGAGATGCAATTGCTTGTACAAGCCTTGAATCATCGATGGCTAATTTACGTCCACCCGTACTACTATTCAAATCACTTATGATATTTCCAAATTGTGCGACTGCTTCTCGGTTTACTATGAATTCACCACCTTCAAGTAAAGCAGGTACACCACCTTGCTCGTGACTTCCTCCACTAATAAGTCCACCTCGTCTTGCGATGAAGGTCTTACTCTTAGCTGTGGTCAACTGATTATTGATAACTTGAATTTGGGCTCCTGTCAAAACACCAAGACCCGCTGCGTATACTGCTCCTAAAGGTGGGGGAATGGTTGCAAGTGCGTTTATAATCGCTTGTGCACCATCTGCAATTGCACTGGCTAACGCAAATTGTAATTCCTGTACTCTTGCTTTCTTTTCGATGTCAAAACGTAACTGAGCAAATCTTTTCTCTGTAGCTAATCTCTCAGCATTGATTCGGTCATTCTCACGTTGAGTAGCTGCGTTAGCTTCTCCGATTTGTGCTAAAGCGGCTTGTTGTTCAAACTCGAGTTGGTCTAAGAGGTTTGCATTGTTTTGAGCGATAACTTGTTCAAGACGACCTGACAAGTCACCGAGGACTTGGAAGTAGTCTTCAGTAACTTCTTGTAGATTAATAAATGCTTTGGGAATTTGTCTGCTTTCATCCGCTAATCCCTTAATCAATTTACGTAACATTTTCAATTGTTCAGCGAATGGGTCAAACGCAAAACCAAATACAGCCTTGAGAGCTAAACCAGCCTTTTCTAATACATCAATGATTTTCTCAGCTTCTTGACGGGTAAGTTTACCTTGTTCTCTCAAACCATCAATAACACCTTGAATAATTGCTTCAGTTCCTGCTTGACCGAATCTTTCTAAATAAGACTCTAAATCCAAAATGAGTGTAGGGAATATGGTCTCTAAGTCATCCCCTAAACCTGAGAAATACTTTCTCAATTGCTCAGGGTCGAATGTTGCGTCAATCAATTTTTGATTTTCACGAATGGTCTGACCTTGTTTTTCAAACGCTTTCTCTGATGCTTCAATACTTTCTCTGAATTTATTGTTTCGAACCACACCTTCCAAAATCAGCTCAACCAAATTACTATATTGGTTGGTCTCTTGCTGTATTAATTCAATCCTCTGTTCAAGTGATGCAATTAATCCTTGGTCTGCTTTAGTACCTTTTCTTTTTTCAGCGTCTAAATCAATTTGTAACTTTGTTTGCTCCTGAAGATTCCTTTTTATCTTATCATCTAAACCAAGCTTCTCACGGATTTCTTTAGTACTTAATTCTAAAATTTGTAATTCAGTAAATCCATTGTCAACTCTCTCTTTGAATAATTTGCTTTGTTCATCCTCAATTTCTAATAGAGTTTGTAACAAACTTTTCCTCTGTTCCTCAGTAGGAAATAATTTTCTTATAAATCCTTCTCCTGTGAGTTTATTGATTGCTCTTAATCTTTGGTCATATGAATTAAAAAATTCGTTGAATGCAACTTTTGTTTCCTCAGGTATACTACGTAGGGTATTAAGTAAATCTTCTGAAGCTCCTGTACCTTGTTGAAATAACCTCAATAAATCTTCAAAGCCCAATCTTTCAGTGATGTCAACAACACCTGTTTGCAGACCTATGTCTAAAAAACTGAAAAACTCAAAAATTGCATCTGTACTTTTTTGGATATCTTGGTCGTTGGGTATTGTTTCAAAAAATAATTTTGACAAATCTTCGAGTACCAACTTACTTTTTTCAAGTTCACTTCTCCTTAATCCGAGTAAAGTATTCTGTTTGTCGATTATATCATTTTGTTTTTGCAAGACATCAGTAGCAAAAGTGAGTTCCGCAGATTGAGTTTTTACAATCTCATTAGCAATGAACTCGAGTAATTTCAATCTGTCCTCGAGTAACTTATTATTTTTTGCTAATTGTACCGCACTCTTCGATAGTGCTTTTTCAGTGTTCTCAGCACCCTTAGCAGCTTTTTCTTCAGCCTCCGCAGTATCTGTTAGTTTCTTTTGGTATGGGTCTAATTGTCTAAGAGTATTGTCAACTGCTTTGGTGTAGGTATTTTGTACTTTATTTATCGCCGCGAAATCAGTTTCATAATCTTCTCTGAGTTCCTTAATCAAAATTTGAGCACTTGCACCATATTCTTCTCTAATTTCTGCGGCTTTAGTTTCGAACTCAATCTGTTTAGCAACTTTCGCTTGAGCAACTGCTGCCAGTGCAGCCTCTTGTTGTCGTAAACGAATTTGTAATTTCAAGAAGTTTATACCCTCTTGTGTGATATTATTATTTTCATCCAAAAATGCGTTGAAACCCGCATAAGATTTTTTCAAATCCTCAATAGTTTTTCTCTCTAAGGCTCGTGTTGAGATATTGTCAGTCAAGATTCTCAGTTGCTCCTCTAATTGCTTCGAAGAATCCTTCTTTGTTTGAATCAGTTCTCTCTCAATTTCATTTTCTTTTTGTAGTGCTTCCCTGACTTTCGCGGAGGCTGAAAAGAATGTATTGTATATGTTGACTAATCCAACAATCGCAGCAGTCAACGCAACAATACCAGTAATCACCAATCCGATTGGATTAGCTCTCAATGCCGCATTGAAGGCTTGTTGAGCAGCAGTTGCTAAATTCGTAACAAAAGTCCAAGTTTTTGTAATTGCTTCAGATGCTAATTGTTGCAAACTATACCCCTTAGCAGCTAACTCTGCACGTTGGAATAATATGGTTTGTGCTCCGAGTGCTGTATTCAAAACCGCAGCCGCAGTTGCTTCAGCTTTTTGTACGGCTTCAAGGTCTTCACTATCAGTTATGAATATTCCGATGATACCACTCAGTAATTGAAATGAACCAACTACAATACTGATAGCTTCTCCGATGGCTTGAACCCGTTGTGCGGTTTCAAGACCTTCGGTAGCTTTATCAACATCCTTAATTGCGGACTTAATCCTATTGATATTTTTTACCGCGGTATTGAATTCTTCTGTACCAAAATCTAAACCCTTTAATTCACCTTGTAACCTCCCTAATTCGGTTTCCAAGTCCTGAAGGTTCTTGAGTACCTTATCCCCCCCTTCACTTTGTATCTTAATTGCTAATGCTACTTGTGTTGCCATTCAATAATTTTGTTAACAGGTATAAAAATCGGTCAGCAAACCATTCTCTATCACTTGATAAATAGTTGGTGCACTCGCAACTTTGATGAACGAACCCTCAGGTAATGATTGAGTAGCACCCGTATCGTAGAATACACTACATCCTTCAGAAATAATAGAGCAGTTGGAATACACAACCCCCAAGGTACCTACCTCAGCACAGAGATTAGTAATTGAATTTCCCGTGAAGACCGCAGATGCATATGTTGAACCCGATGGTACTGGTACAGGTAAAAATGGTGCTTGTTCATAAGTGGGGGGAATAAGCGAATCCGCCTCTTGAGTATAAGGTAATTTAATCCACTCACATTCAATTAAACTGGTCTGTGTGATATCAGCGTCCGTCATATTCAATAACCTCCAATACGCGTCAAGAAAATACACTCTATCGTTGAATTGAACACTCTTAACCTCCTCAGGAGTTAACTTGAAACTACCCTTTAGTATTTTTACATCTGTGTCGTAAAGCGGTAGCACTCTACCACTCCAAAAATCCCCCCAAACATCTCTTTGAGTAAATCCAACATAAGTGTCGTTCGGTATTTGCCAAAAATCGTATTGATTACCAAAGTTCAAATCCGAGAATGTTGAAGCTGAAAATTCATAAGAGGACAAATGTGATATCGCAGGGTAGGTTGAGTGGGAGACCGAAGTCGCACCACTCAACAACCACCAGTTTTTTGTTGCTCCTGTAATGGTAAAGTCCAACAAACCATTATAGAAACCTAATCTGATATTACTACCCTGTGGGTTGAATTGGTTTCCCAATGTGTCAGCACTTCTATTCCACTGATACAAGTGAGGAATCAACATATTGCTTTCAGTCTGAGCGTCAAATGTAGAAATTGGTAGAGGTGCAAAAGGTACGTCGATAGTTATTGTCCCTGAGTGGTATGGAATATTTGATAAAAATCTATATGTCCCAAATTGTTGGTTTCTGTCTTGTTGGTTAATCGACGAGAATCTATCAGTGGAATCCGCATATTTGAGAATGTATTCCCTTTGTAGTTCGTTGGTAGGGGACAGAGTTATCTGACTCTGTAGGTCAATCTTTTGAGACCAATCTAATACCCTACCTGAAGAGAAATAATCATCCCACCTCTCGATACTGAAATTTCTATCACCTGATGGAATTACTACCAAGTTGAATAAGTTAACAATACCTTTGAAGAAATCCAAACACGTAATTTCACCAGGTAAGTTATTTTGAATTAATACGTTGTCAGTACCCGCTAAGAAAGGTGAGGAATACAATTCTAACGTCGCATTGAATACCCCCAAGGTTGCGGTAGGGTTACCACCACCACTTTGACGAGAATAAAACATTCCGACCCTACGCCCTGCAGGTATTGTCAATGTGAAATAGATATTTGGATAGGCCGAAATATTTGTTGACCCACCAACTATCAATCCTTCAACACTACCATAGATTGTTCCGTTGTCCAAATCTTTCATCGCCACGTTCAAATACAAGGGTAAGGAACTATTCAAAAGAAATACTTCAATACCTGCTTTGACTCTGTAGTCACCAGCAACTGCGGTAGTGAAAAAATGTTGTCTATTACTAGTTGATAAAGAGGGGGTAAAGATATTGAGTGGGTCACTAGCTTCAACACCTAAGAAGAAAAACTCTTCATAATCAGTATCTAAATTTGAGTTGTTGTTGTCGTAGAAACCTCCTGAGGTTGACCCACCCCTTGACTGAGCTAAAAATACATTCTGATTTTCTGTAGCGCCTGAACTTGTAACAACACCCATAGTGTTGTTTGTCTTAGCTAATGCAAAAATACCATTAAAATATTCTGTTTCAAAAAACTCTGAGTCGTAAGTAAACCCTGCTCTTTGGAATATTTTGTCAATTAAATATTTTGTACTCACCCACGGAGCAAATTGATTGAGCACCATCGGTGTACCCGAGTAGGTGAATCCTGAAATACTTTCTTCAAAGATACCGAAGTATTGTCCGTCGATGTATCCGAAATTAACCATAGGGTATACAATCGACCCTGTAATACCTGTATATGAACTATACGAACCCCCCGTATAAGTCCAAGTCTCCACAAGCTGGTCGTAAGACAAAATGTGAAAAATATCTTGATAGTCTAAGTCAATTAATTTGATATCTTGTATGATGTTCGCAAAATCAGGTAAAGACTGAGTTAGGAATATTTCGTATACAGGAGCTTCGGGTGTGGTGATTATACTATTCAACCTGCAGTCACCGATAAACACGTCAGCACCCCCGTATTTCACCACAGCAGGTACTACTACCGAATCTACAAACGAACTGCTATTGACCATATAAGCAGCTTGAAAAAACTTGTTGTTGTTTGCAGATTGTGGAATGGTGAAGGTCTTAGAAAAAGAAGATAACCTTTGAGAGAAATCCGTGATTTCTTCAAAGGTCTTTGTAATTGAAATAGTGAGGTCGTCCCCCACGTCCATCGATACCCACTCGTTGGTGAGGTTTGAATTAAGCCATAGTTCAACTGATTTCATCATTCCTGAGTTTGTCTATTGGTATCGTAAGCACTTTGGTATTCTACCTGAATCTGATATTGAGTGGTATTGATTTGATAGTTTGGTACAATAACCTCAGTGTTGGTTATGGTAATCGGTTCCATAACACCATCGTCGTTCAACATATAAACCGATGGTGACTGAGCTAATTCCTTACTCAACCACAAACTCTCAGCTTGAGGCATAAAGTCAGTATACAATACTCCTGATTTCTTGACTTGAGATTGCCATACGTTTCTTCTTGAAGCCCAACCATAGTAAGAGTCAGTATCCCAACCTTGAGAATAGAGTGGGGGTGCATTCTGATAGGTCTGTTTTTCTATACTATAGCCAGTGTCTTCTCTTTGACGGAAATTATAGTTGTCCCAAGCACCGAAGGTATTCATAAACCATAGTAGTCGGTTTCCGTGACTACATTCCTCGTCAAGGTAAAAATAGAATGGTTCCGAAATCAATATGGTATTTCTACAAGTACCCCCTGTGAAAGTCTGACAAGGGAATGCTGACAATGCAGATGCTTCAGTCAGAAAAACCAAGGGGTCTTCTACAGGAATAAATCCACCACCACCTTGACCAAGTACTTCGTAAATAGTATTCTGAACTTGTATAAAAACATTAGGTGCGATAGGGTCACCTGAGTAACTGAAGTATTGTAATTCATCATTACAAACATTCCTACCGATTATACTTGTACCCGCACTAAAGGTAAGTCCTGTATTTGGTAAGGGGTCTGCACAAGTGACACTCGCAGCACCGAGGTTTACTGCAGTGACGCCAGGTATTGTTGGGAATGGATTATTAGCAACAACGAACAAACTTGTAGAAGGGGGTATGGTCACACTCTGTAGGTCTCCACAACATCCTGTATAGGTTACTTCGAATGGAGTAGATGCAGAATAACTTACTCCGAATCTACGACAATCTCCACTGAATACTAACGGACATTCTCCAACCAAAACTACTTCCAAACCAGGTGCTACTACAGACCCCTCACACGCACAAACTCTTGTCGTTCCGAAAGCATCCACACTACCTGTGACTTCATCACCCTCACAACTGACATAGTCAAATATTGACGGGAATTCAGTAGCATTGTTAATATCGTAGGTCTTACAAACACAAGGGTCACACTCACCCAAATCTATAGGGGATTCAGTATCAATATTCGGTACGTTTGAGTTTTGACAAGCACACCAAGTCTCTGTACCGAATGGGTCAATCTGAATGGTCTGAGTTGAACCTGTACAATCCAAGTACGTAAAGATTACCGCTTCTTCAACGAACTCATTTTGATAGGAATAGTTGTGACAACTACATCCATCAAAATCATCAATCTCAGGAGTAGGTGGTTGAGGTGGACTATTCTGTGCTTCGAGTTGAACTGAATAATATTTGGTGTTTGCGGGAACACTAATTCCGTGATACTCCTCAAGTTGGGGGACACCACATTGTAGATAAACTACTTGTTGTTCAGCATAATTTGTTGGTAAATCATTCCAAAAATCCCAAGTGTTACAATCAGGTCTCGTACCACACAAATCTTCTGTATTGTAAGTACGTGAGGTTTGAATTATATTTGAATCGATGTCGTAGAAGGTTATCTTTGCCGAGTAAATTTGACGTGCAACGTTATTAATCAATAACGACTGACCACCTGTTTCTTTCCACCAGTTAAGCGCTGCTAATGAAATATAATCAGTACTCCTTGTATACCTTGTTCTTGGAGAGTTAGTCAGAAATCTTGAAGTATATTGTGGGAAGAAACCTGTAGCACCTGTCAACCAATAAGGTTGGAAATCAAAACTCTTACCATTGAACCACTCTTTGACGCCATTGTATGCATAACAAACGTAACTCTGTACTGAGGGTTCTCCTAAATTTCCTTGACCATCATAACCTAACACAACACCATTCGGTGTGGTTGCATATTCCTCACCAACTTTAATGTCGTATACAATCATATTCTCATCCAAATACCCCCAAGCTGATTGATGAAGGGGTGTTGAACCAGTACATCCGACATTGAGTGGTTGTGAACTTGTATAGTTAAGAAGGATTGGGGACAAGTCGACTTGACCCCAACCTTCTGTAGAGGGAGTTATCTGTAGTGATGCAACATCACCTTGGTTGGTGAATACATCGACTACATATCTAAATTTATATTTGGTGGGGTCTGTAGCACCTGTACTCTCGAATTGGAATACCAAGTTTCCGTATACAGGTTGAACGACGTCAGGTTGTGATAAAAAATTAATCATTCTCCGAAAGTGATATTATAGGTGGTTGAACCGAATAAGTTAATTCTATCGAATATTCCATCCAATAGATTGTTGGCTAATGCTTCTGCATATTGTGGGTCTGTTAGTAGTTCGTTTGCTCGGTCAAATATTTTTTGTTGAAACTGGTCGTCAAACAAGGGAATAGGTGAATAACCACTTTTGAATAGATTTTTTCTAACTGCGAACGCCATCGACTTTGCTTTAGCGGGGGGTAAACCCACCTTCACTTGAGCCCACTTGGTAAGCTCAGTTATCAAACCACTCACCTTACCTCTTTGACCTGCAGGACGATTGTCAGGATAGTACTTACCACCTCCTGGCCAAGACCCTTTACCGAATAAGTATTCAGCACCATAGTCTTCCATAATGATGTCAATTTCACCATCACGGACTTTGTAATCAACACTAGCATAAAGTTTACCTGAAGCATTTGCATTATAGGAACCCTTAGCGGTTTTTGGAGATAAAGCAAAACGAGGTCTCTTGGTTAAGATTTCTTGTTGAATCTGCTCAACCAAAAAAGCACCGATGTCGTTTAGGAACTGCTCCTCCATAATTAAATTGCACTGAAGTTTCCAATCTCAGTCAAAATGAAATCACCATCAATAGCATACCCTTGGTAGAGGTTCCATTTGTTATTAGCCGGATTTGGTAATGAACCGCCTACCGCATAAACATCACCACCTGAAGCTAAAGTCATTCCTGTAACGGAAAAATTACCATTAGCATAAACCCAAAATAGATAGGTGTAACCAGGTTTTTGATTTTGTAGGGTCACATTGACGTTACCATTGAGAGTGAAGATGAACCAAGAGTAGTTATTCAAGTCCACAGAAATATTTCCACTGACACCCCCTGCATCAAATACGGGTTCAGCTATGAAATTCTCTACGTTGATTTTTGATGTAACCCCACCACTGACTATAGCCAAGAGGTCTGAGTGGGTACGTCCTGTTACTTCAGGTAACTCTGATATTCTTAAGTTTGCCATTATTCTATTTCAATATTGTAATTATTTTGTTGGAGCATATACCCCAAATTTTCTTGTAGTAAAAAACTCTCGTCTACATAGGGGGGGACACAAGCGGTTTGTTCAACCAAGATTCCAAATGAAGCTTCAACTCCTGCAACTGACTCAGCAAATCGGTCAACAAATGGAGAGTAGTTAATAGGTGTGGTTATGTAAAAACCAAATTGTGTGAGGTTGTTTGAGAAATAAGAAAAGAAGTCGTAGAGAATCAGATGTGTTTCTGACATTGCATAAATCTGATTTGACTTATTCTCTACCCCTACGTATTCGTTCAATACGTCGTAGATTAATACGTTCCAATTGAATGTATTGCTCGTACCATCCATCACTGAAGGTTGAGGTACGAAGTGGATTGCAGGGTATTTTGTAACATAATCCTCTCTCGAATAATCCGATAAATTACCCCAAGAGAATGTGGTTCCCGATAAAATAGGGTGTTGATTTCTGAAGGTTACAAATAAATCTAATATGTTTTTATAGGTCATCATTTCACTGCTCTTTGTTGGGCTTCTCTCTCTTTATTTGCTTTGTCAATTCTATAAGATAAATAGCTTAATACCTCCATCAATTCTAATTTCAATACGGGCTCCACACTCAAGATATTGTCTGACGCACATAGCATTAAGCTATTATAATAATAGTCAACGACAGATTGAATTATTTCTTCTTGGGGAGTAGGTTCGACAGGTTGTCGTTTGTTCTGCTCTTCTTGTTCAGGGTAGAGGACAGGAAATCTTCGGTAAGTGTCTTGGCGAAAGTTGTTAAAAAAAAAAGCGCCGACATGCAGATGTTAACAGGGAATGATTTGAACTCCTCTTCTCTTTGAGTACATTCGTCCAAATTATAAGGAACCAATTCCCTGTCCTCTCCATATTTCTTTGACTTGAGGGGTCGATACAGATGTGTTGCTAACTTGAGTAAGTTTACAGGTTTCTGAGCCATAAAGACCTCCATATTAATCCACTCTTCATAAGACATTCTCGATGGTTTAATTAAACCATACTCAACCCCTTTGAATTCAAGGTCTAATACAAGGGGGGACAAATCCTCTGAACTGGCTAACTCACTCATTAACATCTTCGATACAAACTTCACTTCAGCCATAGGTGCTTGTTTAATCAGTTGAACAGGAGCTCCTGTCATCATCGCAATAATTTCAACCTCGTTGATTTCTTTATTGTCCTTCAGTGCAAGATATTGCTCGATGGTTAATGGTTTGATATTATAATCTATTTCGTTGAGTACTACTTTCATTTGAATGAATATTTTGTTTTTGGTTTTTGGTTCATCTCCATCGCATATCTGATTGCGTCAATTGCGTGGTTCCACTTATCTTCGGGGACATCAAGGATTCGTCCGTCCTTGTCAGTCTTCCATTTATAGTTTTGAAACTCGTCAATAATATTCTGACTACCTTCGTGGATATAAACCTCGTGTCTTTTAATCAAATCAATTCCGTGGAGGATTGTGTTTTTGATTACTGGTTTTGCATTAATTCGTTTACGTTTCAAATCTTCAATAATTTCAGGTCGTGAACTATCACAATATAAATAGTCGGTTCGGTCAAAACCCATCCCCTCTATTCGGTAAGCCAAATCGTTTGAGGTCAATCCCCTCGCATAGAGTAACTCCTTAATAAATAATTTGTCGTCAATAATCCTAACCTCTACTATTGCGGTGGGGTCATTGTAACCAGCGTCAAGTCCCCTAACTACTTCACCCCCATCTTTAGGGAATACTTCATCAGGAATGATATTATGGTGTGAGAAGACGGAGTTGGTAGCAACTCCTCTTTC